TTCGTTCTAACCGTAAAAAGTTTACAAAAGAATACGGTGAGATCGTTATATGTGCTGACGGCAAAAATTCATGGCGCCGTGAAGCATTTCCTTATTATAAGGCAAACCGTCGCAAATCACGAGATGAATCTGAACTCGATTGGAATGTATTATTTGGTATTATGAATACCATCCGAGATGAGTTGAAAGAATTCTTTCCATATAAAGTAATTCATATGGATCACTGTGAAGCTGATGATATTATTGGCACTATCTGCCATGATGAAGGTACTGATTTAAATATCGGTAATGAAAAATACCTTGTTCTATCAGGTGATAAAGATTATATCCAATTACAATCCTATGTGAACGTAGATCAGTATGATCCTGTTCGTAAACGTTGGATCCGTAATGATAATCCTACAAATTATCTCAATGAGCATATCCTTCGTGGTGATAAAGGTGACGGTGTACCAAATGTTCTGAGTCCTGACAATTGCCTTGCAGTAGGCACACGTCAAAAGGCAATGACAAAACCACGCCTTGAGAAATTACTCAAAGGTACGTCTGAAATGGATGAAGAAACATTGCGTTGCTTCCACCGTAATAAAATGATGATTGACCTAAGTCAAATCCCTGCTAATTACGTAGAACAAATTCGTTCTGAATGGAATCAGCCAAAAGACATCGGACGGCAATATCTATTTGATTATTTTGTCAAGCGTAAATTGAAAAACTTAATTACAGATATACAGGATTTTTAATAAGATGGCAAAAAAATTAGCAATTTCAGAAATCATTGCTGAACTCAGTAATATGGGTAAACCTGAAGAAAAGATTGAGTGGTTGTTGAAAAATGATTCGCAACCACTCCGTGAAATCTTACGGATTACTTATGACAAATCAGTTAAGTGGTTACTACCTGATACTGCTCCACCTTGGAAAGAAAATGAATATGAAGATGAAGCACGTTTGATGCTTTACCGTGAAATGCGGCGTATGAAAATCTTTATTGAAGGTGGCGGCTATGACAATTTGAATCAAGTCAAAAGAGAAGGTTTATTCATAAGTTTGCTTGAAGATATATATAATGAAGATGCCAAACTTTTGGCCAACTATGCTATAGCACAAAAATCATTTAAAGGACTGCGTAAGTCAACCGTAGTCAAAGCATTTCCTGATCTAATAAAAGAGTAAGAACAATGGCAAAAACGTTTAAGAAATTCCGTGAAGATTATATGGATGATGAATGGGGTGATGAAGACGAATCAGTTACCAACAAGGAACGTCGTATGAAGAACCGCCGTGATAGGAAAAAAACTAAACGCAATGAACGTAATGAAACATTTTCAGAAAAAAATGATTTAAAAAGAAATTAACTATTGACATTTGAGTACAAATAGTGTAGATTGATTCTATAAGGTAAAACAAAAGGAATCAATCTTATGGGTACTTCATCAATGATCGCAAACTACAACGAAGACGGTACAGTTACAGCAACATATTGCCATTACGATGGTTATCTTGCTTATAACGGCCGTCTTCTTTTTGAATCATATAACACTCCTGAAAAAGCAAAAGCTGTTGCTAATGCAGGTTATATCTCAGGTTTAAAAGAAGACTTGCAAACATCTTTAGATGAGTCAGTACATTCAAACCAATCTCCTGTAACATACAATTCAGTTGAAGATTACTTGGCAGATGGCCGTGAATATGCTTGTGCTGATTACCTTTACCTGTTTGATGGTGACGCATGGTTCTTTGTTTCAACTATGAATAACGGTCCATGGTTGATGGAAGAAGTTGAAATGAATTTAGCGGTGGAGGCGGCATAAATTTGAAATTAAATCAAATTAACCATTGACATTCTCCGTAGAATCAGTTATATTAGAATCATCAAATAAAGGAAAAACCAAATGACTACACAATTTAAAAACTTTGATCGCAAAAACCTGAAATCACTTCGTCAAGAAATGAGTGCACTACTTGCATCTTATGGTGTATCAAGCAACCTTGATATTGAAGTTGGCAATATGTCTTTCAGTGATGCTGAAGTAAATATCAAAGTTTCAGCAAAAGTTAAAGGTGCGGTTACTATGACTGATCGCATTCTTCAAATGGAAGTTGACCGTTTGGGTCTTTCTATGAAAAACCGTGATGGTGATGAACTCATTGAGTACAAAACCCGCTCACCAAAATATGCCTTTGTTTTCCGTTGTGGTAAAACTGGCAAAATGTTTAAAACCGATGAGCGTGCTGCAATCCGGCGGTTCGCATCCTAAGAAAGGAAATATATTATGAATAAACGTGAAAAATTAATTTTAGTCGACTGTGATGGTGTATTGCTTGATTGGCAATACTCCTTCTATCAATGGATGGAAGCTCGTGGTCATTACGCAAAAGACATTGCTGAATATGATATGGGTCAAGTTTTTGATATGTCATATGACAAAGCAAAAGAAATGTGTGAGTACTTTAACTGCTCTGCTGCAATCGGTTGGTTATCACCATTCCGTGATGCAAAGAAATATGTTAAAAAACTCAATGAAGATCACGGGTACATCTTCCATTGTATCACTTCACTGTCGACTGACAAATATGCTGGTAAGCTTCGAATGAAAAACCTTGAAGCAGTATTCGGTAAGAAAGTGTTTGAAGAACTTATCTGCCTACCATGTGGTGGTGATAAAGATAGTGCTCTTGAAGCATACCGTGACTCAGGTTGTTTTTGGGTTGAAGATAAACCTGAGAATGCCGTAACCGGTTCTAAATTTGGTCTTGAATCACTGTTGATTGAACATCCACACAATAAAGATTTTTCTCACACTGATGTGGTAAATGTTAAAAATTGGCGTGAAATCTATGATCTTATTGTATAAATAATGCTAACAGATGTTAGTTAGATTATGTGAAGGCAATCTGTTAAGGTTGCCTTTTTCCATTTTAAAGGAGTATGAATGCCTGTATATAGTTTTGAGAATAAAGAAACGAATGAACAATTTGAATTGACAATGAGTATGGCTGAACGAGAGCCGTACCTAGAAGCAAACCCCAATATAAAACAGATATTTACGAAGTTTCCGGGAATCGGTGACCCGGCACGTCTCGGCATTACAAAAGTTGACGACGGTTTTAAAGATGTGCTTAAAAATGTAAAGAAGCATCATCCAGGTTCAATTAAAAAGGATGGTGCAAAAAATAAAATTAACACATGGTAATACACCATTAGGAGGTTTCATGGCTAAACAGCGAAGATTATCCCGCAAAGAAAAAAGAAGAGCAGAACGTGAGCAGGACTATATGATGGGCATTTTAAACACTAAGTTTTCAATGCGAAAGATTAAACCACTCACACCATCACAATCTGATCTATTTCAATCTTATAACAAAGGATACAATATCGCAGCTATCGGAACAGCAGGTACAGGAAAAACAATGTGTGCTACATACTTGGCACTCAATGATGTACTACAGAAAGGAGAGTATGAAAAGATCATCATTATTAGATCTGCAGTTCAGACACGCGAGCAGGGCTTTATGCCCGGATCACAAGCACAAAAAGAAGCGGTATTTGAAGCACCATATACCGATATTGTGAATGACTTATTTGGAAGAAAGGATGCTTATCAAGTTCTAAAAACAAAAGGAATGATTGAGTTTAAAACTTCATCATTTGTCCGAGGATTAACTTTTGATAATGCAATTATTATCGTGGATGAATGTCAATCAATGACATACCATGAACTTGACAGTATTATTACTCGCGTCGGAGAATCATCAAAGATTGTATTTTGTGGTGACACAAAACAAGATGATCTACAACAATCTAAAAACCGTGCTGATATTTCAGGATTAGTAAGCTTTGTTAAAGTATTGAATGCTATACCGTCCTGCGATGTTGTAAAATTTGGAGTGGAAGATATTGTCCGCTCGGGATTGGTAAAAGAATATATAATTGCAAAAGAGAAACTATTAGAGGCCGCATAATGCCAGCAGTTATAAGAAAAGGGATAGATAGTCATATTGGACATTTCAGTACAACTCCTAACCCTTTTCACAAAACTAAATATGTTGTTGCAGGACAAGGTAAGGTTACCGCTCAAGGTGGCCTTGCCGTAACAACGGGTGGATCAACAGCCTGCGGTGATGATGCCGTAGGTGGTTCATCAAAAGTAACTGCAGGTGGATATGCCGTCCATAGAACTGGTGATGCCACAAGTGGTCATGGTAGTTTTGTTGCAAATGCCGCAGCGGCAGGTTCAGACAAGGTTACCGCCGGCGGATAAATAACGCATGGCAAATCCAAATTACGCATCCTTATTAGCACAAATTGCAGCGGAGACCGATCCCGTTGCTAAAGCAGCTTTGGAAGCACAACTTATTATTGTCGCAGAACTTACAGAAGAAGAAATAGAATTATTTGAGTATACCGCATTTGACTATATTGAATTTAACCCGGGTTATAATAACGAGTTCAAATCATATGTTGGCCAATACTTTAATGACGACGGAGATTCAACCTAATGGCTATTACCAAAAGAAGCACTAAAGGCACCTCATTAACATATAATGAGATGGACGATAACTTTGAAGCAATCGCACCGAGAACATCCGCGGAAGGTTCACTGCAATTACCATCAGGTTCAACAACCCAACGAGATACAACACCGGTTAATGGTTATATACGATATAACAGTACACTGAACCAATTTGAAGGTTATGTGAGTGGGCAATGGGAACGGGTTGAGTCAACAACACAAGTTGGTACAGCAAACCAAAATGCGTTTTCTGAATTTATTATTGCAGGACAAACAAGTATCCTGGCGGATGCTGTCACGGATAGTATTACTTTTGCAAACAATGCTGGTATTTCTATTACGACCGATCCGTTAACCTCAACAATAACTTTTGAAAACACATCTATCCAAGATTTTGCTTTCTCAAGTTTAACAGGTGTACCAACAACAATTAGCGGTTATGGTATTACCGATGCATTTGATGGTGACTATACGAACTTAACAAATAAACCTACCATACCGACTAATAACAATGAGCTATTAAACGGTGCAGGATATATCAGTTCGTTTACAGAAACCGATCCTATATTCTCAGCATCCGCTGCCGCAAATATCATTTCGTCACAAGTTAGTAATTGGGATACTGCATATGGTTGGGGTGACCATTCTGTTCAAGGATATATCACTACCGAATCAAATGACTTAACTGTTGGTGTTACGTGGGTAACAGTTCCTGATCTTTATATTGCCAACACCGCGGTTGTTCAGCATCAGGCTGACCTATCAATTACTGAAAGTCAAATATCTGATCTTGGATCATATATCACTGAGGTACCTTCTGAATATTTAACCGAGACTGAAGGTGATGCTCGATATGTTGCTACCGAGACTGATCCTGTATTTAGTGCGCATACAACTTCAAATATTGTTGATGGCACAGGCTATCTTTATAATAACGGTAGTGGAACATGGATTTACGGTATACCAGGTGGTGGCGGTGGATCTGAGGTGAACGATTTAACAAGTGTAGTTACATGGACAACAGTTCCTGACGCATATATTTCAGAATCAAGTGTTACACAACACCAAGCCGCATTATCAATTACTGAAAGTCAAATATCTGATTTTGGTAGTTACCTTGCCGATGATTATACTTATACCGAAACTGATCCTATATTCTTGGCATCACCAGTTGGATCGGTAACAACAACACAAGTTAGCAATTGGGATACTGCTTATGGTTGGGGTGACCACTCAACACAAGGATATCTGACAGGTTCAGGTATTACCGAAACCGATCCTGTCTTTACCGCGGCGACAGTTAGTAGTATTACTGATGGCACAGGTTATCTTACAAACGATGGGTCAGGTAATTGGTCTTATGTTTCACCAAGTACTTTTATTACTCAAGGTAATGAAACAGTCACAACTTTAACTGCTGATTCAGTAAATCAAAAATTGGTATATACCGATGAAGCTGGTACACAAAATGATGTTAGCCTTGCTTGGACAATTGATGATACCAATCTTGCAAGACTTACATCAGGATCCGTTGATTCTAACACAAAGATTGCCACATTTACTCGAGATGATGCCACAACCTTTACAATAGATTTTAGTTCAATTGCCGCACCTTTAACAGGTTTGGTTGATGGTGACTTCACATCGGAAGGTTTGATGAAAAGAGGTCAAAATGCCGGTGATTATGAAATCATAACCGATAATTCTAGTAATTGGAATACTGCCTATGGTTGGGGAGATCATAGTACAGCAGGTTATAGTACTACATCTTATTCTGACTCCGATGTTGATACGCACTTAAATCAAGGTTCTGCATCCGCAGGTCAACTTCTGAGTTGGAACGGATCAGATTATCAATTTACTGATCCACCTGCAAGTGGTATTGCACTTACTGATTTTAGTGTAATTCAAAATACTCCAGGTACACCTACTTTATCTTATAATAATTCAACAGGCGCATTTACTTATACTCCACCAGATTTAAGTTCTTACCTAACAAGTGAAACGTCACACGCCGACGTTGTTGTTGATGGCGACTTTGCAACTACAGGATTGATGAAAAGAGGTGTAAGCGCAGGATCTTATACAACAATTACAGATAATTCTAGCAATTGGGATACTGCTTATGGTTGGGGTGACCACTCGCAAGCAGGTTATGCAACAGGTACTCTTTATACCGATACTGATGTTGATAACCATTTAAATAGTTCAACCGCAACTGTCAATCAAATATTATCATGGACAGGCGCAGATTACGATTGGATAACATTAGCAACATCAAGTTATGGTGATAGTGATGTTGACACGCACTTAAATCAAGCATCCGCTGGAACAAACAATGTTTTAATTTGGGATGGTTCTGACTACGCATGGACAACACAAGTATCAGGTGGCATTGCCTCAGTTAATGATGATACTTCTCCAACATTAGGCGGTAACTTAGATCTTAACGGCTATAACATTAGTGGTACACAAATTAACCTTAACGCATCAAGTTATGTTGGTATTCCTTCAACAACTCTTGATGGCGGCAGGCTTGTATTTAACCAAGGGCAAACAGGTACGCCATCATCAGGCAACACCAATTGGTCTTATATTGTGGTTGAACGCGGTAACTCTACAAACGTATCTCTTCGTTGGAATGAAGGTACGGACAAATGGGAATTTACAAATACTGGTATCACCTGGGAAGAAATGGGATCAGCAACACCTGATTGGTCAGATATTCAAAATACTCCTACAACCATTGCAGGATACGGAATTACCGACGCATATGATAATTCCGCGGTTGATACACACTTAAACCTCGGTACAGCTCAATTAAACGAAGTACTTACTTGGGATGGTTCTGACTATGCATGGTCACAAGCAACAGGTGGTGCAGCTGCAACTGAGAATGTTAATTATGTTACCGTATCAGGATCAACAACAATTCTTCTTGCTAATGAAGGTCATTTTAACTTAAGCATTACAAGTGCATCAAACGGAGCAACCATTTTCCTTTCAGATACAGGATTTGCTCCATCGGACGAGTTCCATGAATTTTATGTTCTATATGTTAGATCAACAAGTACAAGCCCTGTTATTACCTGGGACTCAAATATCTTTTGGGCATATCCAGGCGGTGCACCTGCCTTACCTGATTTTGGTAAAAGTACTCTTATAAGATTTGTTAGTTATAATGCAAATGCCGTGTCACCGTCTGTACCTTATTATACTGCTTTTGTTGAAGTAGAAAACATATTACCCGACGGCCGCGGTGGACAAAACTTAGGATCATTTAATTATAGTGTCGCATATACTGGTGTTCAACCTTTGGAATTTGGTGGAGCGGTTTCACCTGAACCCGGTATTGGGGATGGTAATGTTTATGGGTCAGGAAACTTTGGTGATGGCGCGCATTGGTTTAATATTGATGGTGATACTCCTGGATATATTTGGGGCCATGCATCAGGCGCTTTATATTGTGTTTCTACACAACAATTTGGCGGTGGTGCTTATCAGCCTGGTACCGAGTCAATGTTTGAAAGTAGCCAATTTAGAGACTTAAGTTCTGTTGCAGCAAATGCACCGTTTATGAGCCCAGACGGACTTAAGTATTACAAAGTTACTAACGATTACAGCCAATCACCTTTTGGATATAAACTTCAACAGCATACCGTAGGTACTGCATTTGATTTAAGTACGATAGCTACAAGTCCAACCAACACTATTCAAATTACCGATACGGCAACAAACCAAAACTTCTATGATGGTAGTGGAAATTGGGGACGGCCTACTTATATAAATTTTTCAAGTGATGGTACAAAGTTGTTTATTGGCGGAAGAATTGCAGTATTAGCAAGATATGATTTAAGCGTAGCTTGGGATATTTCCACCGTAACTTTTTCATCAGGTACTATTGCTCAAGCAGATCAGTCGGTACGGTTCCAATCCTCAACATCATCCACGAGCAGTGGGAGCTGGTTTATGACAAGGGATGGATCTCAGGTTTGGTTCCAAAGTTCATCAACAGGTGCCATTCAGAGTGTTAATATTCCAACACCTTATGATTTATCTTCAGTGACAAATCCAACTACGGATCCTGTATCACAAGGTGACTATTCTAATGAATCAACAGCTTGGCCGTCAAATGGTTATGCCGCTGCTCTCCTATGGAGTGAGGCAACCGCAACAGAAGCAGCAGGTAAATATTTCTTTATGATAAGAAATACCTCAGGTGTTTGCCCGACGTGCCATCGTGGAACTTGTAGTACTCCATACGATTTATCTACAATTACCTGGGATGAGATTTTACCTACAGGTAGTAATATAGGAGCGTTAAGGGATCAAAACGATAATAATGAAATCTCTCTATTGATTAGTATGGAAGATGGTGTATATTTTAGAAACGAAAGTCAAGCAAGTAGCACAGATAATTACGTCGTGGTTTTAAGTTATACGAACGGGACCTATGGGTTACAGAGATGGGTACATTCAATATCTGACGGTAAGATTAATACAATAAATCCAGTATTTTATGCCGACGATAGTAACTATGATGGAACGGAATACAGACCATTTGGTTTAGACTTTACTCAAACTGAACAAATGGTATTTTTGGAAAGAAGAAGATATGGCAGTCCTTCTAATTATAATTGGTATATAACTTATTGCGGTAAGCAAATTACAAGTGGTACACCTACGTTACCTGGACTTTCACGTAAAGATATTACAAGCGTGATAACCGAAGGCGGCACATTGGCAACAAACCTTTCTACAATATATGTAGTCGGTTTGCAGTTAAGAAAAGATCAGCTTTGGACAACCAACGGTAACCCTGAAATGTATGTCTTGAAAATGGTTAGTTCAAATGAGGTTTATCTCCAAAGAATTGTTAATACGGCAGGTAGATCATCGGCAAATAACACTAGTAGCGGTTGGTCCACCGCAGGACCTTATACAGTATTAGATTTATATAACTTAACAAACTATCCTCAAAATTCTAGGATTGCTGATTTTGTCATAACTCCTGACGGTACGAGACTTATTTGTGTATTTGAAGATGCGTCTTTACATCAGTGGTCAATGTCCTCAGCTTGGGATATTACAAGTACAATTACTCACGACGGATCACAGTATATACCGATTAAACGAGGAACTGCTCATATGCCTACACATATCCGTTTTAATTCAGACGGTACATTAGTTTACATTGTGAATAGAGATAGCATGGTTTATCAATATTCAGTTCTATTAGATATTTAAGGAAAGAGAATAATGCTTATACGAGTTAATGAAGATGGTACAATAATATATCCAATAGAAGGCAAGGACATTCAAAAGTACGTTGAATTAGAAGGACTTGAGGTTGAAAATTTTACTGATTTGGATCTCTCAACAATTAGGATATATCCAGTTGAGATACAAAATCCTGTAGGTACTGAAACGCAATCCGCAGTGCAGCATACCGAACCGACATTGGTTGATGGCAATTGGGTTTTAGGATTTGATTTAGTATACCATTCTGATGAGGAATTAATTCAAAGCGCAAGTATTAAAAGGTGGACACTATTATCTGAAACCGATTGGATGGCATGCTCGGATGTAACCATGGGCGATAATTGGAAAACCTATCGACAAGCACTACGTGATATTACTGAACAGGATGGATATCCTCAAACTATCAATTGGCCAACAAAACCTAGTTGACAAGTTCCTGCTTCTATGATATTATATAATGGAATCAGATAAAGGATATATTATGTTTAACCATGTTGACCACGGTGTTGTGTTACCAAAGATTACACGAGGTGCAGTAAACGGTCACCGCAAGTACTACACACCTGAAGGTAATGCTTACCCATCAATCACAACAGTTTTATCCATACTTTCAAAAGAAGGAATTATGGAATGGCGTAAACGTGTTGGTGAAGAGGAAGCAAATAAGATTTCTCGTCAAGCAGCAACTCGTGGTACAGCAGTACACAAACTTGC